GGATGATCCTTTACATTTTTCTAGTATATCATATCCTCGTGATATAGTCAATGATGGCACAAATGGTCATTATATGTTGTTCTATATTAATGTTCAAAATAAAACAAAATTCAATTACAAAGGACCAGGTGGTGTTGATGTCGGTGGTGTCAATGTGTTTACAGAATCAGAGGACATTTACAAACAAGGTGAATTGGTATCACCTCAAGGTACAGAATATACAACAAGTGGTAACACTAGTAAGCCGAGTTATTCAGATGAGTTCAGCAAATTGAGAGGCACTATGAGTGAAACTGATTTAATAAAACTATCTAGAAACAAACAAAATAGAGAGGGATTTTTATCTAACAGTTTGGGTAATAGACTTACATCAAGAGTTACCGATTCTATTGCGATATATCTACCACCTAATGTAACAGATAGTTATGCTAACTCTTACAATGCGACTGAAACTGGTTTTTTAGGTTTCATGTTGGCGTCAGGAGGTAAATTTTTAGATCAGTTTAGACAAAAAGATATGATGGCAGCTTCTGGCACAGCATTAAGTTCGTTGAGTGGTGTTTTTGAAGAAGCACTAAAACAAAGTGGATCTGCTTTAATAGAAACATTTACAGCTGCAGAGGGTGGTTACGAATTAGCAAATAAGATATTTGGTAGATCAGCAAACCCTTATTTAGAAGTATTGTATGGTGGTCCACAATTAAGAACATTTAATTACAGTTTTAAATTTGCACCTAAAAATGAAGATGAGAAGAATGATGTTCAAAAGATTATACAAATGTTTAGATTTCACTCAGCACCTGAACACAGAAACGATCATAATATGTTCTTAGGTTTACCTTCAGAGTTTGATATTCATTATATGTATCAAGCAGAGGATGGTGTTGCAAATGAAAACACACATTATCCAAAGATAGCGACTTGCGTATTACAAAATGTAACTACAAACTTTACACCAAATGGTGTGAAAAGTCATGCTGATGGTTCGCCTGTAGTAATAACTATGGATTTACAGTTTCTAGAAACAGAATTGATTACAAAAGATCATATTAACGAAGGATTTTAATGAGTTATTTTAACTATTTTCCTTTAATGGCATATGATGTTAAAGGCGACAAAAACTATAAACTTGTTACAGAGATAATTAAACGAGTAAAAGTTAGAAACGCAGTTAAGGACGGTCTAGTTATATTCGATAAGTATGACGTTAAGTATGGTGAGAATCCTGAAGATGTCGCATTTAAATATTATGATGACGCAGAATTACATTGGGTAGTATTACTAGTGAATAATATTACTGATAGATATTATCAATGGCCGTTGACTGATCCTCAGTTTCAATTGTTTTTAACAGACAAATATGGTGCAGGTAGTGAGGATGCAGTACATCATTATGAATTAGCACAAACAAGTGGACCTACATCATCAAGCGATGATTCACATATGCTAGAGGTCAATTCAGATACAGAAAACGCAACAACAATCACAAATAGAGAGTACGAAGAAAGAAAACAAAATCAATTAAGACAAATTAGATTATTAGATAGAAGATATTTAAATCAATTTGTAGAAGAATTTGAACAGTTAATGAAAGAATAATATCATGCCAAAAGAAAGTCTCCGTTTTCCTGGCGATTACAATTTATCTAAAGGTCAAGTAGAAATAATTACAGCAACTGGTGAAATATTACCTGTGAGAATGGGTACGATCATAGAGTTAAATATTTTCGAAGATATAGAGGTTAGTGCTCTTACAGGATCTATGGTGATTGTAGATTCTAGTAATATTATAACTGGTGCGCCACTACAAGGCAACGAGAGACTATCATTTAAGTTATCTACACCTGCTGACGGTGATAAAGAAGATTTAGTCATAGACGCTAGCGAAGAAACAGGTTTTCCCTTTCACATATACGCAATTACAAACAAAAGTATTGAATCTGAAACTATAGCGAGTTATACTATTCATTTTTGTTCAAGAGAAATGTTAAGAAGTGCGAGAACAAGAGTAAGTAGAGCGTATGATGGTGCAATACATCAAACAGCGATACAAATTTTGCGTGATAAAACAAGTTTAGATTCAACAAAGAAGTTTAGATTTGAACAAACGAGAAATAAACAGAAGATAGTAATACCTAATATGCGCCCATTAGAAGCTATGAATCTATTATGTTTAAAAGCATTATCAAAGAATACGAATGGTGCAGGATATTATTTCTACGAGACAACAAAAGGTTTTCATTTTCGCAGTTATGAGAGTATGTTGACTAATCAAGGTAAACTACCTAAACAACCAAGACTTATTTTAAAGTATAGACCAAAGACATTACCTTACGATAATAAAATTCTAGAAGGTATGCAGAATATAGATTCATATGAATTTGTACAAAATTTTGATACATTATCGCAACAAGCGATGGGAACATACTCATCTAAAGTTATCACATACAGTATATACGATAAGACTTACAATATCGCAGATTATAGTTATCATGACCAATTCTTTAGACATTTTCACGCTGATGACATCAGCGATAGTCCTGGGCGTCATTTTCATATAGGTGACACACCAGTAGATCACGATTCGAGAATGGGTGGTAATGTACCTGGTCGCATAGGTGATAAAACAGTCAGCGATTATCATGATAGTAAAGTAATATTACAACCATCTATACGATTTTTACATGGTGATGAACCAGGAAGTTTCACTACCGAAGAGGGTATGTCAGAAGCAATACGAGTATCACAAGAGAATCAAGTAAGTAATTCAACAAAAGTAAAGATAGTTATGCCTGGTCATAGTTATTTACAAGCAGGTGATGTTGTAGAATTTCAACTACCACCACTAGAAAGAAACAAAGGAGAGAAGTCAGGATACGCATATGATGAAAAATACTCAGGTCGTTATCTAGTTTCAAAAATCAGACATAGACTACAAGCACAAGAATATCGTATGGTATTAGAGTTAGTTAAAGATTCAGTATATACGCCATACGAAAAAACAGATAGTAATTACTCAGGCAAAGAACGACCAATCAAAGGTACCACAGACATCTATTCAGAGGATCAGAATTTTGATTACTTTAGAGGTTACTAATATCTCACTCCCACAGACGCTAGAAGATTTTTCCTAGCAGGTTCTAACCCAATAGTCGAGAGAGGTCGCTCAGAGTATCAGTATAAATAGTCTTATGAACGAATCGCAGAAAGAATATAATCGTATGGTTTATCGCTTGACAAGACCATACACCTATGTTAAACAGAAGATACTACAGCTATTCGAGGGTCGCAGTTATGACTTTAGAGGGGATAGTCGAACACCATGGTCGAATATGCTTGACAATCATGAACATATACACTATAACGAAAGACATGGATTACATCTAAATCCGTCAAAAAGCGTAGGCAAAAAAGGTAAGAGAATCAACGAATATGTATAGTATAGAATGGGCATTATATACACTAAAACATCTCTTTTGTCAAGCAAAAAAATACCTGAAAATAACAGCTAGCCGTGTGATTAAATACTGCAAGGTATCAGCAGGAGAAAAAAAATAATTATGCAAAATTTTATGGGCAAAGATGGTTTTCAATGGTTTGTGGGTGTCGTAGAAGATCGACAAGACCCACAGAAACTAGGGCGAGTGCGTGTTCGTTGTCTAGGGTATCATACAGAGGTACACGAAGATTTAAAGACAGAGGATCTACCCTGGGCCCACCCAATGAATCCCATTACGAGTGCAACGATATCAGGTATAGGGCAGACACCTCTCGGCCCTGTCGAAGGCACATGGGTTGTAGGGTTCTTCTCAGACGCAGGCGAGGCACAACAGCCTATCATCATGGGTACGTTGCCCGGTGTCCCTACGAGTTTGCCAACAAAGGACGGCTCAAAGGGTTTTCAAGATCGTCTCAACGGTAACTATCCAAAGTACACAGATGAACCAGATGTCAATAGGCTCGCAGTCAATGACGAGAATAACCCACATCCTACACTTACATTACGAAAGGCCGATCGAGACCTTGCAGTCGGGGTTGCGAATACAGACGCTACTACGATTGTTGATGATATCGTAAGTGCTGATGATGGTAAAAACTGGAACGAACCTGAGACGCCATATGCTGCTCAATACCCTTATAATCATGTAATGGAGACCGAAGGCGGCCATCTACGAGAGTTTGATGACACAGTAGGCAACAAACGAATACACGAAAGACATAGCTCAGGCTCTGGCTATGAGATATTTGATGACGGCACAAAGGTCACCCGAGTAAAACAAGACAACTATAAGATTATTACAAATGACGAATACTGCCATATACAAGGGACAGCAAGACATACAATAGACGGTGGCTTACGAGTAAAGGTCAATAACAAACCTCTATCAGCTGCACCCGGCCGTACTACATCAGGCAATAACTATACAATTGAAGTAGGGGCAGGCGCAAATGTAACAGTCGAAGTGCAGAATGGGGATATTAACATGATAAGTCAACAAGGTGATGTAAACCTCAAGGCAGGTAAGAGTATGAATATAGATGTTGCTGGGCAACTAAACATTAAAGTAGGTGGTGCGATTATAGAGACTGCTAAGAGTAAAACAGAGAGCGTTGA